GAGCCTGGGTGATCGTGGAAAAACACACCGGCAAGCATATTGCTAATGTGTCTATGAAATACCCGCAAGACGGCGCTGGCCGACTGTATGTCTATTTGCACATCATCGGCCTCGATATGGTGCGCGGCAGCGCGGCGGGAGGCGGTTACGACAAAGGCAGCGCGGCCATGGAAAAAGCAACCGAGGCGGTGAAAGCACCCGCGTTCGAATTGCTCGAAAACGAGCGATATTGCACCATTGACCGCCACCGCCGCACGATTGCGGACGCAATGGCCAATAATGAAGGCTGGACTTGGCAAGGCCGCATCGCAGCAGCCGGATACGCCGTATTTCAGGCAGTCTAACCCACCCGCTTGAAACCCGCGCGACTGGCAACCGCGCGGACTTCAAGCGGATGGCCGCTTGACCACGGAGACAATCAACCATGACACGCGAAGAAGCCTTGCGGCTGGCCCTGGAAGCCACGCCGAACGACCCGGCAAAAGCAATCCAAACCGCCCGCGATATGCTGGCGTTTTTGTCCGAGGAACCCAAATCAGCATTTCCATCGCCCGCGTCAAAGCCGCCGGCCTACGACCCTGGACTTGCCTTGCCTGTTTATTTCCGAGCAACGCCAGACGATAAAAACAATTCCACCCCCAACCCAAATCCGCCGGATGTTGCATATCATCGCGGACTGACCGAGCAGGAAAGAATCTTGCTTGGCTTAAACAAGACTCGACGCCAATGGACTTCGGCGCATGACGATGAGTTATCGCTGCACATTCAATGCGGCGATAGTGGCGCTATATACGACGCGGCTGTTTCCCTGCGCCGTTCGGTCAAATCCTGCTACTGCCGCGCCGCTCGCCTTTTTACAACGGCGGAAGATAGTCGAACCCTCACGCGCATGTATCGTTTTGCCCGTAATCGCTTGATGGAAGAAACCGGCCAACATGGCACACTGTAAGCCATGCGACGCCCGTTGCGTATAACTTATCGCCAGGGGTTCCACGCGCAGACACAGCGCGCGGAACTCACGGACAACCCACACCGCAAGCAGGGCGACCTATTCCGCCCTTCCAGCCTGTCCACCGATACCCGCGCTTTTTGGTGGTCCACTGGCTGGCATCACGCGAAACACAAGGAACCGAAGCAATGACTGCGAACGACTATCTGAAAAACCTCATTCACACGAGCCGCCTTCCAATCCGCGCCGCCAATGTGTTGCGCAACATGCGGCCGCCCATTTGCAGCGAAGATGACTTTCTGGCGCTGACCACACACCAGATCATGGAACAGCCCAACGCTGGTCGCATCACCGCGCGGCAAATTGACATTTTGCAAGGCGGAATCCGCAAAAAGCAGCAACAGCCGGCAGAGGATTACGTGCCCTTCATGGAGCAATTTGAAAAAATATCAGAAAAACTTGAAAATATCACTCAATTACTGGTTGCAATACATCAAAAGCAGTGACACAATCAAACCGTGAACCACACGCAAGGAATAAGTAGATGACCGAAGAAGAAAACCGCGCTGTTATGGGCCTGCAAACCAAGAAGGCGCTTTACGAAGCCGCAAAGGCGGCGGGTGCCGATTTTGGCGAACCTCAGCAGCTATTAACCGCCGCCGAAGCTGACCTTGCCCCTGACGCCCAATTCAAGCTTGGCGACATTGTTATAACCACCGGGGCTATGTTGCGCCTGTCCGGCCCCCAATATGGCGTCGCCATTTTGCGCATGCACCAGACCGGCGAGTGGGGCGCAGTGTGCGACGAAGACAAGGCCGCCAACAATCAGGCCATCGAATTGGGCAACCGCATTTTGTCGGCTTATCCCATCAACCCCCTTGAGGAATGCAAGGGCCACGGCGAAAATACCGTGTGGGTTATCACCGAGGCTGACAGGTCCAGCACCACCATTCTTCTGCCGGAGGAATACTAACCATGAGCCTCAGCAAAAAAAACGGCAAGGCCATTCAAGAGTTTTACGAACAAATCGAAGATGGCGAGCGGATTGAATTATCTTTCATTCATCCCGCAGGAATGGCCAAAAATCTGTTGGCGTGGGTCGAAAATCAAACGCGCATGCCCAAGCAACACGCGGCGGCTTTTGATTTTTTGAAAAAGGTCGAAGAAAACCCAGGCAAAATCCGGTGTAGTTGCTGCAATGTCTTTTTTGAGGAAATTTCCCCGGCTGCGTTTGTCACCGCTAGCATTGCCGACGAGAAAAAGGCAGAGGCAGCGCCCGGCATGATTGTGGCTGGCATTTGCTTTGACTGCTACGGCAACCGGCCAGATTGGAAAGCCGAAGCAGAGGCGCACTTTGACCGTTTGTTTGGCGGCACAGAGGACGCTCCACCCATGCCAACGGTTTCCGGCGTTGGCCACGCTTAAAAAAACAATCCATCTTTGCGAAGGTGGGCGATCTTAGCGATTGCCCGCTTTTTTGCTTCCCGTCCCGTTGCCCGCGCAGCGCCGGGAATAACTTTCTTCACGCCGTCTTCTTTTCCTGCCGACCACTTCGCCGCTAATTTGCGATCCAGGGCAGCGGCTTCTTCCCGCGCGCGAGCATGCAACGTCAGTCCCTTTGCATACAGGGCATTCGCGTAATCGGCCACCGTGTAGATAATATCCACATGATGGCCGACGCCTGCCATTTCGAGGTGCAAAGCCAGTTGGGCTTCTTGCGCCTTGTTTCGGCCAACCTTTAACTCAACCCACCAGCACTTCCCGTCAGGATACAACAGCACCGTGTCGGGTGTGCCGGCCCTGATGCCGCGCGCTGCCTCAAATAAGTATTGAGTTTCTGATGTAGCCCGCGACCGATCAAAGGCAAGGAATACGCAGGGGGACGTAACCCACCGCCTGACCCACGCTTTAATGCTTGCCTGAAGATCGTGTTCGCGGTGCTGCATTCAAATTCCGCCCAAGGCCCGCCGGTAAATATCCAGCATGGTTTCCTGCGCCACCACATCATCTTCGTTCATAGCCCGCAGTTTGATGAGTTGCCGCAACACGCGCACTTCAAAGCCCGCGCTTTTGGCTTCCATGTAAATATCTTTAATGTCGGACACGACCGCCTTGCGATCTTCCTCCAAACGTTCGATGCGCTCAACCACAGACCGCAGACGGTCGGCATTGATGCTGTTATCACCCATTTCAGGCGTCATGCGTTTAGCCTTTCATAACTTATTTGTTTGCGGTATCCAAGCGCGGCCAAGATTTTTGGCCCCGGTTCTGTTTTGGCGTTCAACACGAGGCTGACGTAAGTGGGACTGATCCCATTCTTTTCAGCCCACGCCGTTTGCCCGCCGGCATCACTGCAAGCTGCGGTCAGGGCGTGGAAAATTTCGGATAAATTAGCCATCAATCCCCGCCTTCAGGGAATAAGCCGTAATCTGTTTGCGTCGCACCTTCAGGATGCGCGCCATCTTCCCGTGATACTCGGTTGGAATTGGCCGAACGTTGTTCACCCACCGGGAATAAACCGACGGATGAACCCCTAGTTTGGCGGCGATAAAGTCGTGCCGTAGACCAAGTGCAGCGGCAGCGGCTTTGGGGCTGAAATCAGGTGTGCTCATGTCCTTGAGTTTACTAAGGATTGAAGGAATACGCAAGGCCGGTTGCCCGTCATGCAATTTTTTTTGCTTCTTCCGCTTGACACACCAAAGCACGAAGCGCAAATTGAACACGCTAACAACATCCAACAGGAGCCAACAATGGCAAAAACCAAAGCAAACGTTAAATCGCAAGAATATGAAGTGGTAAGAGGCATTCCCGTGCCAACACCCCACAAGTCCCCCACCCCCTACCCCTATCCGTTTGATGCGCTGAATGTTGGGGATTCATTCTTTGTGCCCGGCGCAACACATAGGACGATTGCCAGTTACCTAAACCGCTATCGTGCCAAGAACCGCAACAAGACGCTTGTTTCGCGCTTGATGGACGAGGGCTTGCGTATTTGGAGGACCAAATGAAAGACGCAATTGCGCGGCTGCTAACCCTTGTAAGACAGGCAGAAATTGCCGTCCACCAAGACGGGGGCGTTGCGTTTGATATCGTCCGCGAAATGCGGCGCTGCGCCACTGACATCAAATTCTTTCACATGCAGGAACAGCGAACCAATCACCTGTTTGTGCTTACGGTGTCGGCGCTGATCCCGGTGGCATTTTGCGCTGGCTTTGTTTTGGCAATGCGCGCTCATGGGTAGCGATTGGCTTGACCGGCCAGAATACAAGGGGAAGCAGATGCTTAAAGTTTACGAGGAATTGGAACAGGGCACCGACGAATGGCTTGCGGCCAGATGTGGGTTGCTGACGGCCAGTGAGATGAAGCTGATTATCACGCCGACTCTTAAGGCTGCCAGCAACGACAAGGAACGCGCGCACCTGTTCGAGTTGTTGGCTCAGCGCATCACCGGCTACGTTGAGCCAATGTATGTCAGTGATGACATGCTGCGGGGGCGTGAGGACGAGATTGAAGCGCGCTTGGTCTACGACAAGAACGTGGCCCCGGTGCGCGAAGTCGGCTTTATGACCAACGACAAATGGGGGTTTACGATTGGGTATTCTCCCGATGGCCTTGTGGGCGATGACGGCCTGATTGAATGCAAATCGCGCCGGCAAAAGTATCAAGTGCAAACCATCATCGACGGGAATATGCCCGACGATTATGTGATGCAGGTTCAAACCGGGCTATTGGTGTCGGGCCGCAAGTGGTGCGATTTCATTAGTTATTGCGGCGGGTTGCCCATGGCCGTGATTCGCGTTGAACCCGATGAACGCATCCAAGCCGCCATCATCGCCGCCGCGTCTGCGTTTGAAGGCCGGCTTCAAGACCATCATCAGCGTTATGCGGCCATGATTGAGTCGGGCGAAATGCGCACATTCCCAACGCAGCGCCGCATGAGCCAGGATGAAATGGAGATCATTGTATGATTGACCTGCGCAAAACCGTCATCGCCAAGTCCGACCAACTCAACGCCGACGATTTGCTGGGCGGCGGTTCGCTGACCATCAAAATCACGAAGGTCAGCCCGACGCCAGACCCGGACCAACCGATTGCGATTGGCTTTGAAGGTGACGGCGGCAAACCTTACAAGCCGGGCAAGTCCATGCGGCGGGCGCTGATTAACATTTGGGGGCCGGATGGCAGCGCATACGTAGGCCGAAGCCTGACACTCTATCGGGATGAAAAGGTCCAATTTGGCGGTCTCGCTGTTGGAGGCATACGGATCAGCCATGCAAGCCACATCACGACGACGATGACCATGGCTTTAACGGCCACCAGGGGTAGCAAGAAGGGGTTCACCATTAAGCCGCTCGTGGCTGACGTGGATAAGGCCGTAACCCTTGCTGACGCCCTTGTGGAGCGCGTGAAGGCCGTTACGACCATTGAAGAACTGCAAGCCATGACCGCCGATGCGGACGTGGTGAAACAGCGGAAGGCGCTCAGTGAACGCCGACCGGAACTGGCACAGCGCGTTGATGAAGCCGTTGCCGGCGCGCTTGCTGCCTTTGACCAACCAGCAACAGGAGACGATAAGTGAGTAGCTTGAATAAGGTGACTTTGATTGGTCGCGCCGGGAAAGACCCGGAGGTCCGCACCACGCAGGACGGCGGCAAAATCGTCAACATGACCATCGCCACAAGCGATGTTTGGAAAGACAAAAACAGCGGCGAGCGCAAGGAAAAGACCGAGTGGCATCGCATTGTGATCTTCAACGACCGGCTTGCCGATGTGGTCGAAAAGTATGTGCGGAAAGGTTCGCAGCTTTACATTGAAGGCGCGGTTCAAACGCGCAAGTGGACCGACAAAGACGGGCACGAAAAATACACGACTGAAATCGTCCTGCAAAAGTTCAAGGGCGAGATCATTTTGCTTGATAGCAAAAAGGACAGTGCGTCCGGCGACGACCGGCCTGCTTACAAGGCAGCACCTGCCACGCAGGCCCCTGACCTCGATGACGACATCCCGTTTTAGGAATTACTAATGGCATCCGCACCCTTGTTGACGCGAATTGATCGCGTTCCCAAAAAGACGCACAAGAAGTTCACAGAAGCCTGGAATGCGGGTGCCACTCGTCAGCAGTTGGCTGATGAGTTTCATCTGACCGTAAAAGGCGTGGACAGCTTGCGCACTCGGCTGAAATTGCCGCCGCGCGTAAAGCTTCCCCCACTGCCCGCCGAAGATGTGGGCCGGGTTGAAGATAAACGACAAATTGAGGTTCCATTCGATCCCGTTGCCGCCGCCAAACGTGCGCGTTTGTTGGCCGGCAATTCACCACTGCCACCGTTTCACCCAATTGCGTTGGATGTTTTCCTTGAGGCTCAAAAACGGGAATGGCCAACGGAGGAATAAGTTATGGGCGTTTTTTCAATGGCGGTCATCGCCTTAATGGGATCAGTGCAAATTGCACCACCGGAGCGTGTGTTTGCCAACCTTGATATGTGCTTGGTCGCAAAAACCGGCACTATGGAAGACTTGCAAAAAGCAGGGGCAATAATTCTCACCGCCCGATGCGACCTGCGCCAACTGGCACCAATGAAATAAGGGGACAAAACATGGAATGGAAAGTTGACGATGTGATCGGGTTGCGGGTGGTGGATATGACCACAAGCGGGTGGCCCAAGGTGCGCGTCAGAGGTGGTATGGCAATTCTTGACCAAGAATTGATCGAACCTATCCCCCGCACCATGACTGACGCTGAAGCTGAGTTGGTGGACGCGGCGCTGAAATACAACGCCGCCCCAAGTGAATCGAAGGAAGAAGCTTACGCGGAAATCAAACTGTTCGAAGCAACCGTCGCCGTCGAAGTCGAACGCGCGCCGCCTGATTCGTTTGAAAAACTAAAAGCGATTGTCCGCGCTGACTCGCACCCAAAAACGATCCTTGCCGCCATCGCCCGGCTGGAAGCCAAGATGAAGGAGCCGAAGCAATGAGCGAATGGAAAGTTGGTGACTATGCGACGGTGAAAATTGATAGAATTGTGGGACAATTTGCGATGTTGCGTCGCCCGCTCGGCGGTGAAGACTCGGTGTTGATGCAAGTGCTTCAGCCACTCTCGACCCCCGACCCACATCAGGCGTTGAAGGATGCGGTGATTGAGGCTGCTAAACAATACATGCTCGATATCATGCTTTTTCCTAAGTTAGAAGCCGCCGTAAGCGTCCTCATCGCCGCACAGACACCGCCGAAACCTGATCCGGTGGAGGTGTTTTACGAGGCCGTAGACCGGCAACACCTATGCGACAACGTATTCCATCCATCTCATCGAAATTGTTTGAAAAATGTCCCGGCTTGCCACTGCCGCCGCTACATCGCGGAAGGCCTAGCCGCTGTCGAAGCCGCGCGAGGTGCGAAATGACCGAAATTATTGGGGCCGGCGGAGGAGGAGCACACCCAACCAAAGAACATGCGATGCAGGCTGCGGCAGACCGCATCGGGAAAAAAGAGGCCCACGCCATGACCGATTTTGTAACCGTGCGGCGCGATGCGCTGTTGGGGCTGCTAGATGCAGCAATTAGCCCACCTTGGAGGGATGATGAAAATACGCATAAGCAAAAGCTAGAAAAGGCCCTCGCCGTCATGATCGTCTCGCCCTGGCGGGAGATTGATGACGAGGCGAGGAATGGGCAGCTATGGCTGATTTCTGGCTTTGTTGAAGATAACCCGGAAAAGGGCCGTTGGGTAGTGATCGGGCGCTGGTGGCCCGAGCATGG